AGCCATACACTTTCACAGCTGCAACAAATGCGGCTAATCGTGATTATCCATTGCCGTTTATTCCAGCGGCAACAGCAACATTGAGTGGATCATCGGCAGCGCAACTGTACGCATCGACACCACCAATTGAAAATGCAATCTTGGTTGTAGCGGTTGAGATTTTCCAAAGTATTACAGCTCCCGGCAACCAGATTATGTCAGACAATTTTCAGCCATCACCTTTCATTTTAGGCCGCAGCTTGAGCAACAGAGTAATCGGCCTCTTAGGCCCGTTTCTTGATGTCGAAACGATGTGCCAATGAGCATCGAATCGGCAATCCGCACACCACTCAAAACAGCACTTTCAAGCATTGCTGCCAATGTGTACAACGGCATCCCAGAAACAATGACTAGCCCATCGATTTGCTTGATTCCGGATGCACCTTATTTGGAAAGCGTTTTGATCGGCAAAAACACAACAAAGGTCAAGGTCAATCTGACTGTGACTGGTGTGGTTGGTTATGCCAACAATGCCGCAGCTTTAGACAATCTCGAAACATTGATGATTTCAATCATTGCAGCAATGCCAAATGGTTACGAAGTCGGAAATGTAAATCAACCTCAACCTTTGGAAGTCGGTGCCGGAAAGTACCTCACGGCCGATCTCCAAGTATCCACCTACTACAACCAATAGGAGACAAAATGCCAACAACAATCATCACCGGCAGAAATGTGAGCTTCAGCATCGATGGGGATACTTTTGATGCACAAGCAACATCTGCAATTCTTACTGTTGATTCAACGATCAACACATATCAGACACTAGATGGCAAGGCGTATTACACAACCGACACTCAAGGCTCATTTGCCGTTGAAATGTTGGCTGATTGGGGCGTAGCCTCATCGCTTTGCGAAATGCTTTGGAATTCAGCTGAGGCAAACCCAAACACACCTTTGGCTGTCATCCTAGAAGCTGAATCAGGTAGCACTTTCAATTTTACTGTGCAACCAATTTTCCCATCAGCTGGAGGCACAGCACCAGATGCACAGACAGTATCAATGACCTTCACTTGTGTGACAACACCAGCGTTGGCATAACGAAAGGAAATCGGGAGCATGAAACTACCAATCACAATTGAGTTCACATCCGGGGAGAGCGCAACCTATACCGCGCTCCCACCGGAGTGGATGAAATGGGAACGCCAAAGCGGAAACACGATTCAGCAAGTCTCTGAAAAATTGGGAATTGCTGATTTGATGTTTTTGGCTTATCACGCGATGAAGCGCGAAGCAGCTGGAAAGACTGTAAAGCCTTTTGAAGTGTGGTGCGAAACTGTAACTGACATCAGCATGGGAGAATCCGAAAACCCAAAAGCTACGAGCCGGGAAGTTTAAACCGGATCATTTGGGAATTGGCTATCCACACAGGATTGTCACGATCAGAGTTTCAAACACCAGAAGATGTCTTGACCGCTTTTGAGATTCTAAGGACAAAAAATGGCAACTGAACCAATCACTTATGACAAGAGTGATTTGCGCGGCATCATCAAGGCTTTTAAAGCCATGGATGAGCAAGCTGTTTCTGAGGCCAAAGGCGTTTCAAATGGATTGGCCACTTACCTGCAATCAAAAGTCACAGCCGCAGCTGGAAGCCGTCCAAATAAAGCGGCAATTCGCATTGCTCAAGGATCGCGTGTGAGTAAGTCATCAAAGATTGGTGAGATCAGCTACGGCTTTGTATCTCAGAAATTCAGCGGTGGCGGAACCACACAACAGCTTTGGGGCGGTTACGAATTCGGATCACAGAAATTCAGGCAATTTCCAATTTGGTCTGGCAAAGCTCCGGGCGGCATTGGCTCATTTGGATATTTTATCTATCCAACATTGCGCGCCGAACAGCCTCACATCATCTCTCAATGGGAAAATGCATTTACTAAGATTTTGAAGGAGTGGTGATGGCCGGTCAATCAAGAACACTCAAGCTTTCGATTCTTGCTGATGTAGATAAGCTCAAGCAAAGCCTCAATGTAGGATCAAAAGATGTCGATGGATTCGCTGGCAAGATCGGTGATTTTAGCAAAAAAGCGGCGTTGGCTTTTGCTGCCGTTGCTGCCGCAGCTGGTGCCATGGCAATCAAAATTGGCGTGGATGCTGTCAAGGCTGCCAGCGACTTGGGCGAAACAATCTCAAAGGTCAATGTTCTATTTGGTAAATCAGCCAAAGACATTGAAAAGTTTGCAGATGGCGCGGCCGCATCGTTAGGCCAGACAAAACAACAGGCATTGGATGCCGCCGCTACATTTGCCACATTTGGAAAATCAGCCGGTTTGAGCGGTGAGAATCTAAGCAAATTCTCAATTGACTTTGTGAAATTGTCATCAGATTTGGCCTCTTTCAACAACACATCACCAGAGCAAGCAATCAATGCTATTGGATCGGCTTTGCGTGGCGAAGCTGAGCCATTGCGCCAATATGGCGTTTTGCTTGATGATGCCTCATTGCGCCAAGCCGCTTTGGAATTGGGAATCATCAGCACCACCAAAAATGCATTGACACCACAGCAAAAAGTGTTGGCAGCTCAAGCTTTGATTTATCAACAGACATCAGCTGCACAAGGCGATTTTGAGCGCACGAGCGATGGCCTAGCCAACAAAACACGCATCCTCACAGCTCAATTGGAAAATGCAAAAACCACTATTGGTCAGGCACTTTTGCCGATTGTTTTGCAATTGGCCACATTGTTTTCAGAAAAGGTCATCCCAATTGTGCAGCAGGTTGCAGATGCCTTTGGTGAGAAATCTGGTGGCATGGGAAACACATTGAGCAAATTGGCCGGCTCAATCAAAGACTTTGTGCAACCCATTTTTGAAGGTTTTAAATCAGCTTTTGACAAAATCAAAAAAACTGTAATAGAAAACAAAGATGAGTTTCAAGCCTTTTTTGATGTCATCAAAGCTGCCGCACCAATTATCGGCAATGTAATCGGCAAAGCTTTCAGCATCGTGGGCGATGTGGCCAGCGTTGTTTTAAACATCATGGCAAATGTTGTTGGAGCTTTGCGCGGATTAATTAACACAGCAATTGATTTGATCAATATTGCGATCCGTGGATTTAACCTAATCAAGCCGGGTGCCGACATTTCACCCGTTTCAAAAATTGGTGTTTCGGGCGGATCAAGCTCCACAGGTGGAATTTCCGTGCCAGCTGCATCATTGCCAAGTGGTTTCACATCAGGCGGAACCACATCATCAGCTGGTGGCACAACCGGAGGTGGCACAACCACGATCACAGGTGGCACCACAGGTGGCGGATCGACCGGCGGAACGCTTGGCGGCGCGGTGACAAAAATTGCAAAAGATACGAAAAAGGTTGTTGATGATGTGGCCGGAGCTTTTGACGATTTCACCAGTGGCACAACAACTTTGGCCGGAGTCATGGCAGCTTCAAATCAACCATTTGCTTTTGGCACATCGGGTGTCAATACCAACACGCTGGCCGGCATTTTAGCTGCATCAAATAAACCCAGCGTAACTGTCAATTTCAATGGGGTCACAACCGATCCGGAAGGCACAGCTCGTGTGCTGGTGGATACAATTAACAATTCTTACTATCGCGGCACAGGTGGCGCAACCAACCTGCAAATTGCATGAGTATTTTCAACCCGGTTTGGCGAGTCAGAATAGGTGGTGTTGAGTACACCAATTTTGCTTTGGCAAATCTTTCTATTACATCAGGCCGCACAAACATTTATGAGCAAGCAAATGCCGGATATGTAAATCTCCAGCTTATCAATTTAGATCAATCAATCATTGACATTGAAATCAATGATGCTGTGTCAATTGAATTGCAAGATTCAACAAATACATTTGTGCCAATTTTTGGCGGCACAGTAGTAGAATTTGACATCAACATCTCTGCATCAGGTGTTGTCGCGATCAATCAATCTGTGTCGATCATCGCTTTGGGTGCATTGTCAAGATTGCCAAAATCACTTACCGAAGGTGTATTGGTCAAGGATAACGATGGCGATCAGATTTACAGCGTTTTATCCGATTTATTGCTTAACACATGGAACGAAGTGCCAGCGGCATTGCAATGGAATACATACGAACCAACAACCACATGGGCCAATGCTGAAAACCTAGGATTGGGCGAAATTGATCGACCAGGTGAATACGAGCTGGCAAAACGCAATGCATCTACTATAGATGTTTATTCTTTGGTATCAGCACTCGCCACATCAGGATTGGGCTACATTTACGAAAACGCACAAGGCCAAATTTCCTATGCCGCAGCTTTACATCGCTCAATTTATTTGGCTACAAATGGATACACCGATGTGTCAGCGGCTCAAGCCATTGCCAATTCGCTTTCAATTCAAACTCGGTCCGGTGACATTCGCAACGACATCACATTGAAATACAAGGAAAATTCAACTTTAGAGGTCACAGATAGTGATCCAGCATCGATTTTGGCCTATGGGCCATTGGCTCAAATCATCACAACGACCATCGAAAATCAAACCGATGCCGAGGATCAAGCTGCATTTTACCTGGGCTTGAGGTCATACCCACAGGCCAATTTTAGGCAAATTACTTTTGAGCTAACAAACCCAGAAATTGATGATTCTGATCGTGATGCGTTGATCAACATTTTCATGGGTCTGCCATTGCGAATCGCTGATTTGCCGTTGAACATGGCAGCCGGCACTTATCTTGGTTTTGTCGAAGGCTGGACATGGCGTGCCGCTTACAACACAGTATCGGTCACGGCTATTCTTTCCCCATTGGCATTTTCGTTGCAAGCCATGCAATGGCAAGATGTCTCAGCGGCAGAAACATGGAATTCAATCAGCGGCAGCCTAGATTGGGCAACCGCGTTAGTCGTAGCGTAAGGAGAAACAAGTGAGCAACCCGACCAATCCATTTTCGTGGCAAATGCCGACACCGACCGATTTGGTCACGGATTTGCCAGCGGATTTTGAGGTATTTGGACAAGCTGTGGCCACATCGTTGGCCGATTTATTAGGTGGCACATCCGGTCAAATTCTGGCAAAAAATTCCAACACCGACATGGATTTTGTGTGGATTGCCAATGATCAAGGTGACATCACAGGCATCACCGCATCCTCACCGCTTACCGGTGGTGGCACATCTGGTGATGTAACTGTTGGAATCCAAGATGCAACCACGGCTCAAAAAGGTGCTGTGCAGCTTGAGAATTCAACATCTAGCACATCGACCACAACAGCTGCCGTGCCGGCATCGGTAAAAACCGCTTACGATTTAGCAAATGCGGCAATTCCAAAATCTTTAATTGATGCCGCTGGTGATCTAATTGTTGGCACCGCAGCCGATACCGCTGGTCGATTGGGCATTGGCACAGCTGGACAGGTTTTGAAAGTCAATTCAGGTGCAAGCGCGCTGGAATGGGGTACAGCAGGCGGTGGTGGTTTTCCTGACTGGACCTCATACACACCAACAGTAACGGCAGCAGGCGGCACTTTTACCTATACTTCAGCTGGCTGGTATTCTCAAAGTGGTACAACCTGTGCGGTTATTGGAAACATTTTGATACAAACTGTTGGAACCGCAGCTGGCACCATGTCAGTTACTTTACCTTTTACCTCAAAAACGCGAAGTGATGCAAATTGGATTGGACCCGCTCAGGAAGTTGATGTAACCGGAAAATCCGGAACGGCAGGCGTACAAAGTAACGCCAATTTCTGCCGTATTCGTGATTATAGTTTTGCAACTTTTTTTGTAGCAAATTACAGAGTTTGTTTTTCTCTAGTTTATGAGGTGGCATGATGGCAAAGTTTGAGTCGGGTTTTGGAAACGATGCAGAAGTTTCAGACGAACTTTTTCTAACTCGTATGCGTTATTGGCGCGACACACAATTAGCGCGCACAGACTGGACACAGGTTTCAGATGCGCCTGTCGATCAAGCTGCATGGGCTACTTATCGTCAAGCCTTGCGCGACCTACCAGCAAGCAATTCTGATCCTCGAAAGATTGAATTGCCTGTCACACCATGAGTAATTTTCCACAAGGCACATTGCCGCGTTTGATTCAGGTTGCGCTCGCTGAGGTTGGCACAATCGAAACAGGCAACAATGAAACAAAGTACGGCAAATTTATGAAAGCCGACAAGCTGCCATGGTGTGGATCATTTCTCAATTGGTGTGCTCATCAAGCTGGGGTGAAGGTGCCAAATGTTGTCAGCACAAGAGCTGGAGCGGAGGCTTTTAAGAAAGCCAAGGAATGGCACACAACACCAAAAATTGGTGACTTTGTTTTTTTTGATTTCATCATCGATGACAAAGAAACGATCAATCACATTGGCTTGGTTATCCGGGCATCGGAAAAACAAATTGTGACCATAGAAGGCAACACATCAGGCGGCTCAGGAAGTCAGCGCAATGGTGGCCAAGTCATGGTCAAATCAAGAGCTTTGGGAGCACGCTCATTTGTTATCGGTTACGGCCGACCAACTTATGAGCCTTTTTCCGGTGAATTGCCGGAACGACCAAAAGGAGAAAA